TGATGATGAACGAGAAGAAAGTAACGTTTGAGGAAGAAAACCTGAAAAGCTCCACTGGAGCTGTTAAAGGCCGTCACGAAGTAGGAGCCCCCGCGACGGGGAGTAACCTTAAGTGCTACGCTTTAGCGAAAACAGTAAACGTAAGTGTTCCTGCTGATTATTCACAGGAATATGCCGACCCCGCAATTCGACTTGGACAACTCTCTGACCCCAACCATTGGCTATTTAAACGATATGCCAATGTCGTGCTCGAAGAGGCCCACCCCTTTTCACACGTAACCGAAATTAAAATACACCAACGCAAGCCCGCCAACATTGACACCCAGCGCTGCTCTAACAAGTGTGCTGAGAAAGACCACCGATATTGCCCATGCATTTATACGAGGGAAGCCATGTGGATTAACGCCCACATCTGGAACCACCGTGTAGAAGAGAACCCCAACTTCTGGCATAACGTACGTTTGTACGTCAAAGGCCGTGCTAACGGACTTCGCCTCATGGAATCATTCAGACGACAAGGAGCCCCCGACGAAGCTCTTGGAGTGAACAAGATTGTAGATGATGTCAAGAACAACTTCTATAGTCTGTACATTCTAGGAATGGAAGACCAATACATCGCCACCAACGCCGACCCCCGCTTTTGGATTGACCTGTACTACATCCGCGAGTACCTTGGAATTGAGACCAACTTTGGTAACAAGAACAAATATTCGCTTACGACAATGACCACCGAATCACCCGAATGGACCCCCGAATGGCTTAACCGCCTATTCGCTAGTATTAAGACCACCGCCGTCAGTATAGCCGACGCCTTGAAAGCCGTGTTTGAGAAAGTCTGGACTTTTTTGAAGGACATCTTTGGATTTGTTTCCGAAGCTGTCAATCAATTATTTCAGAAAATAACTTCATGGTTAGTAAAGCTGTTTGGACGTATTGTCATGAGAGGACTGGACGCCGCCATAGGTTCCCCTCGTGGTGATATCATCCGTAAAGGAGTGATATTCATCGCGATCCTGTTTCTTTTCACCGTAATGCAGGCCGCATACCTCATCACCACTGGTATGCTCCTCGCCGCATTCAGACTTGTAAAGAAACTTGGACCCAAGAAAACC